TAAATATAAACAAGAAGTACAAAAGTTTGCAGGAGTGCAAATTGGTAGACGAAGAAGAGACGATTACACTGACGGAACCGTTAGAATACCAGTCAACTCTCCGTCACCTTAATAGGAGAAAAAAATTATGGCAATAGCATCAGTATTACAAAATACATTTAAACAACAATTACTAGGGGGCTACCATAGCTTTAATGCTTCTGGAGACACGCCTGCTGGAAGTGCTTTTAAAATAGCTCTTTTTTTAGATACAGCAACAATCACTGCTGCTTCAACAGTTTACAGTACTTCGGATGAAGTAGCCACAGCAACTGGTTATACTGCTGGTGGAAAAGCTTTAACGAATACTGGAGTTGGTATTTCAACAGTAACTTCATTCACAGATTTTTCTGATATCTCATGGACATCATCTTCTTTTACGACAAGAGGGTGTGTAATTTATAATTCATCTTCGATTTCTGGATTAACATTAAATTCTTTAGTTTGTTCTATTGATTTTGGTGGAAATAAAACAGTTTCTTCTGGAACTTTTACAATTCAGTTTCCAACTAACGACTCGTCAGACGCTATCATAAGAATAACGTCATAGGGAGCACTTCCTTATGGCTAATTCTTGGGGAGAATCCGGAACAACCTGGAGTCAAGGCAACTGGGGCGAGCAAAATAATTCCACTGTAACTCTCAGTGGATTTTCAATTACAGCAACATTAGATGAAGTAGCCTCTTTTCCTGAAATAGGATGGGGGAGAGATGCTTGGGGAGATGAAAACTGGGGCGATAGTAACTTAACTCTTCCTGTCACTGGTCTTTCAATGACCGCAACATTAGGATCTTTAGCTTCTGCTGCAGCCCTTGATGGTTGGGGTAGAGGAACATGGGGTGAGGATGACTGGGGTGATGATACTTTAAGCATTCCTATCACCGGTTTATCCATGACTGGATATCTCGGTACACCGGGTGCTGCTGCAGAACAAGGATGGGGCAGAGAAACTTGGGGCGCTGAACCTTGGGGCGATAGTAATAGTCCAACAGTAGCTCTTACAGGGCTATCTATGACAGCCTCTTTAGGAACTTTACCTTATGCTGCTTCGGAAGAAGGCTGGGGCAGAGATGAATGGGGTTATGGTAACTGGGGTGAAAATACTACCACAGTAGCTGATATTACCGGATTCGAAATGAGTGCCGGACTAGGTCCTGAAGGTTGGGGCAGACATGAATGGGGCATAGGTGCTTGGGGAGAACAGAATTGCGTCACAATAGAAATTGGAACTCCAGTAACAGGTTTAGAAATTACAGGTTCTTTAGGAACACCAACACCAAATTACGATTTTATATTTGATCTTGATGAGTCTTTATTATTAACAGCTAGTAGAGGTTCGTTATCAATTAATAATGGTGCAGATCATACTCAAGGGCTAGGTGGAATAGCTGCCACTATGTCTTTAGGAACTGTAGAAGTTGCAGATGTAGTTTTTGGACCTTCTAGCTACTTAGCAACAATGACTTTAGGAGCAGCTGCTGCAGGAGATATTCAAAGAGTTTCTGTAACTGGTTTTACTCTAACAGCGAGCCAGGGCAGTATTGGAACTATTCCAGATATGGCTGTAGGAGTAAGTGGTTACGCTATAACCGGTTCATTAGGAAGTTTAACAATAACAGACATGCAAGTGGGTATTAGTGGCTTTGAAGTTACCAGTACTTTAGGTTCAGGGGGAGTCGCACCACTAGGTTATAAAGATGTTGACATCACTGGAAATACTTCTTATACATATGTAGAACATTCAGCTTAAGGAGAAAATTATGGCATCAAATTACACAGGTTTAGGAATTCAACTTATGACGACTGGTGAAAAAGCCGGTCTATGGGGAGGATATACAAATACTAACTGGAATATCATTGAACAAATTTCAGGTGGTTATACAACTCAAGCAGTAACGGATGGTGCTGATACAGATTTAGCAGTTTCTGATGGGTCAGCAGGAGCGACCCTTGCACACAGAATAATAGAATTAACAGGATCTCTTACATCAGGTAGAAATGTAACTATTCCTTTAGATGTTCAAACTTTTTATATAATTAAAAATGCAACTACTGGTTCACAGATCGTAACATTTAAATATGTTACAGGGAGTGGTAATAGTGTAGCCATTGCTAATGGAGATACAGTACTTGTTTACGCAACAGCGAATGATGTTACTAACCCAGATATCGATGACACTGGCTTTGCAGCTGGAGATGTTACTCTTGCTGGCACACAAACTTTAACAAACAAAACTTTAACTTCACCAAAAATTGGAACTTCAATTTTAGATACTGGTGGAAACGAGTTAATGAAAATTACAGTTACGGGTTCCGCAGAAAATGAATTTACTATGGCGGCTGGAGGTAGTGGCGCTGGTCCAACTCTTTCTTCTACAGGAAGTACGGATACTAATATAGATATGAATCTAAATCCTTTAGGAACAGGTGTTCTTAAATCAGGAACAGCTGCAGTTAAAATTGCAGGCCTAGAAACTATTTTCATTCCAGCAAATGGAATGTACATTACTACAACTAATCCAGCTGAGGCAGCATCTGTGGAAACCACAGCTACTCGACCTGAAATGAAGGTTTTAGATTTTGATGCGAGTACAATTGAATATGCACAGTTTTCTATTGCAATGCCTAAATCATGGAATGAAGGTACAGTAACTTTTCAAGCTTTTTGGGCTCCAAGTAGCGTCGATACCGGAAACGCTCTTATTGGTCTTCAAGGCGTTAGTGTTCCTAATGATGCAACTTCTGACGTTGTTTTTGGAACAGCTATAGATGTTACAGATGCAGGCGGCGGTGCCGTTGAAGATGTATTAGTTAGTCCAGTTAGTGCTAACGTAACAATCGCAGCAGCAGCAGCTGATACATATACATATTTTCAAGTTCTTAGAAACGCAACAAGTGTTAGTGACACCTTTACGGGTGATGTAAGATTATTAGGAATCAAATTATTTTATACTACTGACGCTGCAAACGACGCATAGGAGGATTAATACATGTCTTTTGGATATCAAATTTTAGGGTTCGGAGCTGGCGGCGGTAAGCCTGTACCTCTTGACGTAGATTATTTAATTGTTGCTGGAGGCGGCTGCGGAGGCGGCGGCGGAGGCGGCGGCGGAGGAATGCGAACTTCTTTCCCTGGCGGAACAAAACTTTCTTTAGAATGTAAATGTAACGTAATTACAGTTGGAGCTGGCGTAGCTGGCTGCACTTGTGTTGGCGCTGGTGGTTGTTCAACAGCAACTGGTGCAGTAGGAGCACTTACATCAGCCGGCGGAGGCAAGGCAGAAGGCCAAGCCATAGCTTGCACAACAAGACCAAATTCAAGAGACGGCGGATCAGGCGGAGCAGCAGCAAACGCTAGCCAAGGTACGTCTGGACCCGTGGGTCAAGGAAACGTACCACCTGTATCACCACCACAAGGTGGTAACGGTGGAGGAAGAATTTACATCCCTGGAGGGGGAGGTGGCGGAGGCGGAGCGTCTGGTGGCAATGGGACAACCGGCCAAGCAATACCACAACCTTCTAACCCACCATTCAATGGTTTAGGAAACGGAGGACCTGGAGGCTCAGGTACTGCAAATTCTATTACTGGAGGATCAATTACTTACGCTGGAGGCGGCGGAGGATTTGCTTATTGGCCAGGATATTCTGGAGGAACAGGTGGATCTGGCGGCGGCGGAAACGGAGGCGGACACACACAATCACCAACTCCTGGACCAGGACAAGCTGGTGCAGATGGCCAAGGTGGAGGCGGAGCAAACCCTTCATTAAAAGGCGGAAATGGTGCAATAATTTTAAGATACCCAACTGCATGTGCTCCTAGAGTGGCAGTGGCTCCTGGAACTAATACAACTGCAACAACAGGATGTTGCACATTTGCCACATTTACTGTAACTGGAACGTTGACATTAAGCTAATGGCAAATAGATATGCACAAATAGATGTAACAAACATTGTCACTAACATTGTTTTAGTGGGAGATGATGTTGCTACGCCTGAATCATACTTACAAAATTTATTAAAAACATCCGATCAGTTCATAGCTGTTCCCGGTAATTCGGCTGCAGTGGGACAAGGTTTTACTTGGGATGATCCAACTTTTGTAGGAATTAAACCCTATAGTACTTGGGTTGAATCAACTGATAATAATGTAACTATATGGATCTCTCCGGTACCGATCCCTACTACAATAACCAACGATCAACCAGCACCATCTGATACTCCACCTACTTCACAAGCAGCGTTAGAAGTATTTGAATGGGACAACCCCAACACAAGATGGCTTAATGGCGAAGGTCAATATTGGGATGCGGCTGGTAGTACTTGGGTAGACGTCTAATCTTTACATTCCATTTAAAATAATTTATATACATATCTACAAAAAGTAGAAATGTTATTAAAAAATTATTACTATTGGCAGCAGGATGTCCTTCCTGTCAGGTTTATCGACGATATTTTTGACTTAGTTAAAGAATATAAAATGCGTGACGCCACTACACTGGGCTATAAAAAATCTAAAGCCGCATTAAAAAAACAGAAAAAAAATAAAAGGGATACTAAAGTTTCTTTCCTGTCAGACCCTTGGATTTTTGAAGCTCTCAATGGGATTGTAGAAACAGCTAATCAAAAAGCTGGTTGGAATTTTGAATGGGATTATAATGAAGCCGTACAATTTGCAAAGTATAGTTCTAAGAAATATTATGGCTGGCACTCCGATAGTTTAGAAAACCCACATATTTATCATGAACCAACCTCTCCTCATAAACATGGGAAAATGAGAAAACTTTCTACTATTATATCTTTGAACGATTCATCTGAATATAAAGGTGGAGAAGTAGAATTTGATTTTAGAAATTCAGACATGGATAGAGATAAAACCGCTAGCAACATAGTAAAATGCAAAAGGTTGCAAAAAAAAGGAACTGTGGTAACATTCCCCTCACATGTTTGGCATAGAGTTAAACCTGTCACAAAGGGCACTAGATATTCATTAGTTGTATGGCACATAGGATGGCCCTTTAAATAAAGTAGAAATATGAGCGATTTAAAAAAACATCAGATATTTGAAACCCCTCTCTATATTTATGAAGAACCCTTTTTTTTAAAATTAAATAAGATTTGTGATAAATATATTAAAGACGGGAAAGTATTTAATAAAAAGAAAATTAAAAATAGAGATAAAACCTATAAAAAGAAAATAGGTGATTTTGGTTTAAGCAATGCTTCTACAACTTTACTTAACGATGTTAGAACGAAAGCCTTTCAGGAGTTTGTAGGTCAAACTAGTTATAATATTTTAGAATCACAAGGTTTTAATTTAAAAGAATACCGGGTAGATTTTTCAGAATTATGGGTCCAAGAGTTTGGTGAAAAAGGCGGCGGACATCAAAGAGTACATATTCATCAGAACAGTCATATCTCAGGATTTTATTTTTTAAAGGCTAGTGAAAAAACATCTTACCCAATGTTTCATGATCCAAGACCGGGTGCTGTAATGACTAAACTTCCTTTAAAAGAAACGTTTACAACATCGTCAATGAATCAAGCCGATGTAAGACCTAAACCGGGAATGTTTATATTTTTCAATTCCTATTTACCACACGAGTTTGTAGTAGATCCAGGAATAGAGCCCTTTAGATTTATACATTTTAACTTAGTGGCTTTACCAAAAAAGTATTTTAAAGATGAGCTTTCAAAAAAATAAATACTGCATTATTAAAAATGTAATTCCAAAAATACTCGGAGAGTTTTGTGCTAGATATTTAGAAATGAAACAATATAATTTAAACGTTTTAAGAGCAGAAAGATATATCGCACCGGCTAATATGGATTACGGATCCTATGGAGATTCCCAAATCCCAAATAGTTTTTCTATTTATGGGGACCAAGCTATGGAAACATTATTTCATTATGTAAAACCAACTATGGAAAAAGTTACCAAATTAAAATTATATGAAACTTATGCTTATGCAAGATTGTATAAAGGAGGAGATACTTTAGAGAGACATAGGGATAGATTAAGTTGTGAAATTTCTACTACTTTAAATTTAGGTGGAGACCCTTGGTCAATATATTTAGAACCATCTGGTAAAAAAGGTAAGGCCGGTATTAAAGTAGATCTTAAACCAGGAGATATGTTAGTTTATAAGGGCATGGAACTTGAACACTGGAGAGAAAAATTTAAAGGTAAAATCTGTGCTCAAGTATTTTTACATTTTAACGATTCTAAACATCCTAAAGCCAAAGAAAATATGTATGACACAAGATCTATGTTAGGCTTGCCCAAATATTTTCAAGGTAAAAGATGAAGAAACTAGATTCATATATTCTTGTCCTTAATAATTTTTTAGATAAAAAACTTTGTGAAGAAACAACTAAACAACTTAAAGATGTTACGTGGGAAGAGCATTTATTTTATAACAACCCTGAAAAAAGGTACTTGCCAAAAGCTGGAAAAGACGAATTATCTACTTCTTATGATGAAATAAAAAACCAAAAAAAAATTATGGATAAACTTCACACAGCAATATCCACGTATATACATAATATAAAATCAAGAGTTTTTACTGAATGGGTAGGTTACACCTATGTAAGATTTAACAAGTATGACGAACGAAAAAAGATGGCTGAACATTGTGATCACATTCACACCATATTTGATGGAACTATAAAAGGAGTTCCTATCCTAAGTATAGTCGGACTCGTGAATGATAATTTTACAGGCGGTGAATTCTATATAGATAAAAAACATATTAAATTAAAACAAGGAGATCTTCTTATATTTCCATCTTCTTTTTTATATCCCCATCATGTTGAACCAGTACAAAAGGGCGTAAGATATACTTTTGTTAGTTGGGTATATTAATGATTCTTAAACCTGTAGTAATAGATAATTGGTATAATAAACAAGAATTAAAAAAGGTTTACAAAGAATTAGATTTCTACAACGAAAAAGATAAATTGGTTTCTCAACATGGAAACGTAGCTGTAGAAGACGGTAGAGATAAAGCAGATTGTTATAGGGTTCCTCTAAGTACTTATTACAGCCCGGAAGGAGTAAAACTTTCTAACATATTAACTTTAATGCATAAAGTTAGAGATAAAAAATTTCATGATCATATAACTAAGGTTTGTGGAATTTATCGCGGCTTTCAACATACAGGTAAAAGTAGTTCACTGTTAGCTTATTATGAAGATACACAATACTATGAGTCTCACACAGATACCTGTAAGTATACTATTTTAATATGGATAAATAAAGAACCTAAAAAATTTACAGGGGGAAATTTAATACTACCCGATTTAAAAGAAAAAATAGAATGTAAAAACAATCGATTAGTTTTAATTCCTGGTATGATTCACCATGAAGTTACAGAAATAAAAATGAAAGGTAAATATAAATTAGGGGACGGCAGATATTGTATCGTTCACTTTTTTGAGGGATGATTAAAATATTTGATAATTTTCTAACTTCAGATCTAACCAGTGAAATATTAAGATATTCTAAGGAACACTGTAAAAAGAATATATGGGGTATAAGTAATTTTAATTATGACCCTCGATTGATTGAATCTAGTGCACCTATTTTTTCTATGAAAATGCACGATAGTATTAATAAAAAAATTAAAAGACTGTACACAGATAAATTTAAAGAATTTAAAAACAAACAATTTTTAATTGAGTATAAAGTATATGCCCCATTGTCTTATATAACTTGGCACGATGATGATCGTTATTTAGCCGGTTCAACTATATATTTAAGTAAGGATTACTATAAGAACGATGGTGGTCTGTTCTTGTATAAGGATAAAAATAATGTTATCAAAGGATTAGAGCCCAAATTTAGATCAATGGTTTTAAACTATAAAGACAAAAATGAACATTGTGTAACTATGGTTGTGCCTGGACCTAGGTTTTTAAGAGAGACCATACAATTATTTGTGGAGGAATAATGGATAAAGACTTAAAGATAAAAAGATTAGAGGACCAAATAGATCAGTTAAAAAGATTGTTAGAAAGTTGCGAGTCTGTAAAGAGTGGAGAGGTTGGTATGAACCAGGCTTTAAAAATACAGGTCGCTAAACAAAGAGAATATATAAAAGAGTTGGTTAGATTAAATGATAAATATATTGGCGAAATTGCTAAAGCAAAAGGAGACTTAGAGTTTTTCTTAGAAAGAAGGTAAATGGAAGTTTTAGATATTAAGGCACTAGCTTTAGGTATGTTTAAAAATACCTACACCGCCAGACCTGCAGAAATAGAACATATTAAAAAATTACACTTTGATGTGAATGTAGGTGGTGTGAATATAACTACAACTAATATTAAAGTATTGGACCATCCTATATTTAAAAAATTAAGTAAGGTTATAGATAAAAATGCTAGAGAGTATGTTGAAAAAGTATTGGGTATTAATGATAAGATTAAAAGAGTCCATAGCTGGGCCACGATAACCCATAAAGGACAACAGCATGGTCACCACAAACACCCAGGTGCTTTTATAAGTGTTGTTTATTATGCCCGATGTCCTTCTGGTATTTTTAATACAGCTTTTGATAGAAGCATGATTCAAGAAGGTTTCTTTCTTGATTATAGTATAAAAGACTTTAATAAATATAACTCTGTAACGTGGCATGTTAAAACTGAATCGAGCGATATGCTGGCGTTTCCAGGTTGGATTAGTCACGGCTCAACACCTAGCGAATCAGATGAACCACGAATACTTATCGGGGCAAATTATTTTTTAACCGGGGTGGTAGGTTTCTCGGACCGAATATCTCTTTTACATTTATGAGGATAGTAAAAAATTGGTTGGATAAAGATTTAGCATACAGAGTAAAGAATTATTTATTAGACCAAGCGTACATCTACAATTCTACCTCGCACTTTAAGAATCCTAGAAGATCTTTTCTTGCATCTGAATTTAACTTAGATACTAATAAAGAAATAATAAGCCTCTTCCCCCACCTTATTAAACACTTTAATCATGACATTGAAATTATTAGAGCTTATGCAAATTTACAGTTTATAAAAATGGATGGAGACTGGCATACAGATGATGGAGAAATAACATGCGTATGGATGGCAACACAAACGCTGCCTCATGGATCAGGAACATTGCAGCTTAAAAATAAGAGAGAAGATATAAAATTTGAATTTAATAAACTAGTTATGTTTGATGCTAAACGTCCACATAGAGGGCTAGCTCCAAAAAAATTTAATACACCTAGAATAACATTAGCCTTTAAAACAAGAAAGAATGCTTAAAGAATTTTATACAACACCTAGATTAGCTATGGATTTAAACGATGGAGGAGGTCCTTTTGGTTTTGATATCCATAAAGCTTATGAAGTGTGCACATTAATAAATGATTTAAATGTATCTGTTATAGTTGAGACCGGATCAAACACCGGCGATACCACAGAATTTTTAGCAAAACTGTATCCAACTAAAAGAATTATAACCTGCGATATAAATATTAATTATTTTAATTTTGCAA